AACAACGCTGGTAGTAACGGCGTTTTTGGCGCATCGTCTTCCATTGGCAATGGTATCGCTAACAGCGACTCCTATGCTCAAGGTGATGCACGTTTGCCCAAGATTCTGATTCCTATGATTAGACGTACTTTTCCTGAATTGATTTCCAATGAGATCGTAGGCGTTCAGCCTATGGGCGGACCTGTCGGTCTTGCTTTCGCTCTTCGTTATGCCTACCAAGGTGATACTTTGAGCGATGGTGGTATCGACGGATACGCTAGTCAAGGTGGAACTGGCTCCAGTTTCGGTAATCAGCTTAAAGCTGCTTACACTGGTAGTGCTGGTCTTCCTAACGACGAACTTGGTTATCAACTTCTGGACACACGTTTCACTGGCACATCTGCTGGATTCCTTTCGGGTAACACCGAACATTGGACATTCGCAGATCAAGACCGTGGTATTGCTGAACTCTTGAGTAATTACGAATTGACAGGTAAAATCCCTCAAATCGAACTCAAGTTTGACAAAACTGCTGTTGAAGCTGGGACACGTAGACTTGCAACTCGTTGGAGTGTAGAGTTGGAACAAGACATCAAGAACATGAACGGTATCGATATCGATGGAGAACTTACGAATGCAATGTCGTATGAGATCCAAGCTGAAATCGACCGTGAAGTTGTGATGCGTATGATCCAAACCGCTTTCAATGCTGGTGCTGGCGCAGGTTTCTCCATCTGGAGTCCTGTTAGTGCGGATGGTCGTTGGACTGCTGAAAGAAATATTACCTTCTATCAACGCCTTATTATCGAAAGTGGTCGTATGGCTGCTCGTAACCGTAGAGGTGCCGCTAACTTTGTTATCGCAACTCCTCGTGTTTGCAGCATCCTCGAAATGCTTCCTGACTTTAAGGTTTACGAAATCAACGGAACCGTTTCGACGGCTGGTGTTGGTATCGCAAAAGTTGGTACTGTTGGTAGCCGCTGGACGGTTTATCGTGATACTCGGACTGAAGTTCAGAACACCTCGCTCTATAATAATCCTACTAACTACTACACTGGTCAAACCAGTGGTGTTGAGTATGCGCTATTGGGCTACAAAGGTTCTGAATACTATGACACAGGTATTATTTACTGCCCATACATCCCGATTATGGTGCAACGCACAATTGGACCGAATGATTTCGCTCCTCGCGTTGGACTCATGACCCGTTATGGTATCGTAAACAATATCTTCGGTGCTAATCTTTATTATCACCTGATCATTGTCAAAGGTCTTGGTACTGCGTTTACTCCTGGTTCTGTTAGCACTTACCTGTAAGTCTAACTTTTAGCAGACACGCTAATTTCCACCCCGCACTATGAGGAATTAATTCCTGAACAAATGTGAATAGAAAGTCAAATATATATGAATATCCCACAAACTGATTTAAATGGCTCAAAAATGCAACGCGCAGTCTCTAAATGGCGTAAAGTGCTGGACTATAGCTCGAACTCGATTCCTGCTATCCAGAACGAACACGTTTACAAGACTACCGCTATGCTGCTTGAGAACCAAGAACAGTGGTGCTTTCAAGAATCCAATACTGCCGCTAGCGGTGGTGTGTTTGGTGCAACGACTAACATTGGCAATGGTATCGCTAACAGCGACTCCTATGCTACTGGTGATGCTCGTCTTCCAAAGATTCTGATTCCTATGATTCGACGCACTTTCCCTGAATTGATTTCCAATGAGATCGTAGGCGTTCAGCCTATGGGCGGTCCTGTTGGTCTTGCTTTCGCTCTTCGTTACGCTTATCAAGGCGATACTCTCAGCAATGGTGGTATCGACGGATACTCTACGCAGGGTGGTCTTGGCACTAGAATCGGTACTCTTAATCCACAACTTAGTGGTGCGGATGGTTTACCTGGTTCTGAGCTTGGTTATCAACTTCTGGACACACGTTTCACTGGCACATCTGCTGGTTTCCTTTCGGGTCATGCCGAGTGGAACTTCGCAGATCAAGACCGTGGTATTGCACAACTTCTGAGCAACTACGAATTGACGGGTAAAATCCCTCAAATCGAACTCAAGTTTGACAAAACTGCTGTTGAAGCTGGAACACGTAGACTTGCAACTCGTTGGAGTGTAGAGTTGGAACAAGACATCAAAAACATGAACGGTATCGATATCGATGGAGAACTTACGAATGCAATGTCGT